CACAGGGCGAAACGGTACCGCATCTTCGTTTATTGGTTCTGCAAACGGCGGTGGTGGCGGTGGTGTTGATACGATCGCGGCAATCGGTGGTTCTGGTGGCGGCGGCACAGGCTTAACAACAACTGTTGGTGCCACAGGAATATCTGGTGAAGGGAATACGGGCGGTTCGGGTGTAGGAACAAACGGTGGTGCATCAGCCGGTGGTGGTGGTGGTGGTAGTGCATCTAATGGAAGCAACGGAGCTACTTCTGTTGGCGGAGCTGGTGGCACAGCAACAAGCAACAGTTATAACGGAGTAGCAACTAATTATTCTGGTGGTGGCGGTGGGGCTGGTTCTGTGACGGGTGGAACGGCAGGTTCTGGTGGCGGCAACGGTGGAAGCGGCGGCGCTGGTTCAGCAGGCACAGCAAACCGTGGTGGCGGTGGTGGCGGTGGGGCTAGTGGTTCGGCTGGCGGAAATGGTGGTTCGGGTCGAGTAATTATCAGATATTTAACAGCTGATGCTGCAGCGTTCACAATTTCGGCTACAGGCTCATATACCACAGGAACAAGTGGAACATATACCTATTACGACTACACGGCAACAGGAACATTGGTGGTGGCATAATGGCACACTTTGCACAAATTAACGAACAAAACATGGTTACGGAAGTTCTTGTAATTGGCAACCCACAAGTTGACGATCTGCCATTTCCAGAAAGCGAACCAGTAGGGCAAGCCTTTATTGCTTCATGCGGCATTACTGGTCAATGGTTGCAAACAAGTTATAACGCATCATTTCGTAATATCTTTGCAGGGCCGGGCGATTATTTTGACGCAAGCATCGGCGAATATGGTGCATTTGTTGTCACAGAAATAGAATGAAATGGCTACTGAGATTGTGGTTTCTTTGGTCGGTGGGGGTTTCGCTGTGGTGGTGGCGCTCATCAGCAAAATCGGCCTTGAAAACAAAAAAGACCACGGAATCGTTCACAAAGCCTTGGGCCGAATAGAAGAAAAGATTGACAACCATGTTGAAAATCACCGCTAAAGACAAAGCCATGTTTGCCAGTTTTCTTGCCGGCACACGTCCGTCACATACGAAATGTGTTTTGCCTTGAATGTCTGGGTAGGCGATTGTTTCTTTGCAGATCGTGCAGGTTGCCATTGTCGGAATGTCCTTTGTCGGTTAGGAATGTGCTTGTAGTGCTTTGATTGCTAAGTCGAGTGTAGTCACATCGTGAAGCGGCATCGGTTCATTTAGTGACAACTGGTTCTTCATGGTTTTCAGTCGTTGGATGATGGATGCGTGAGGGTTTTTGCTGACGTTCATGATGTCGTCTAACAGCCCGAACACAGCCATGGTGTGGTTTGCGTTGACTGTTGAGTCAAGCACAAGTTTGCGTGTTTCTTCGCTGAGTTGACCTTGGTTGTATGCGACGCCTTCACTCATTTTGTTGACCATGGCCCCCAGCCGAAACCGTAACGCTCGACCCCGTAGTTGTATATTGCTAAACCTGCACGCAAGTTACTTTCAGCCTGTAACAAGTTTTCTGGCGTCAAGATAATGCCTTTGTTAATCAGCCATTTGTTCCATGAGCCGTTGATCTGTAGTAAGCCGCGCGACCCACCGTTCGGGTCGTTGCCGTTCACCACGTTAGGTGTGCAATTAGATTCCCGTTTCATGATGGATTCGAGCACGGTGCGCTGATCTAAAGGCCAGCCCAGGTTCACGGCAAGCGCGCTCAACTGCTCACAAGACGAGGCGTACGGGTCAATGTAAAGCGTAGAGCTGGTAGTTGTTGTGGACGGCTCAACCCAGTATTCCCGTGCGATCGGGGTGGTGCTAGATGGGCCACCAGACGCGTCAGGAACGCTTGTGGCGAGCGTAAACCCAAACACGGTACAAAGTACTAGCCCTATGATTTTTTCTGCAAAGTAGTTCATCGTTTCTCCAAAGGTATGGGCTGACCCCAAGTTGAGGTTGCCGTTCTGAATGCGATTTGTCCCAATAGGAACTTGCCCGACTCTGGGCTGGTAAAGATCTGAACCAAGATTTCTTGGCCGTTGTCCATCACTCCTGTATAGACGCTGTAATCAACGATCTGCGGTTCAGTCATTGCCTGTCCTTTTGTCGGTACTCCGACCCTAGAACATAGATCAAGCCTTAGGTGGGATTTCCCCGAACACCTTTAAGAATGCGGCTTTTACGAAGATCACCGAGTCTGCAGCTTGTGGCGTGATCTCAATGTGGAACCAGTCGCCACCTGGTGCACCGTGAATTGTTGGCTTGTCATATTTGAGCCATGCCTGACGATCGCAACGCCATGCTCGACCATGCTCCTTTGGGAAATAATCCAAAATACATTGCAGACCGAGTTCGTTTGCGTTGGCAACGAGTTTGTCAATAAAGACCAGCGCTTCTTTGCGTCCTGCTTTTGGGTTCTTTTCGCTTTTGCGATACGACAAATCAACAGCGCGACCAGTTGCGTGAACCGACAAAGAGCCTGGCTTACCGCGCATGTCACGTTGACCCCAAGAACCGTTATTCCAAAGCGCGCCATTTGATGCAGCGATTGCTTGCTTTATCCATTCGTTCATGCCGGCACGTGGTGCTGGTGATGCACCGTCTGCGTTGCCTATGTAATCGCGTGCGTTTGGCACGCCTGCTTTAGCTTTGGCTATTGCCACGACCAAATGCCAGGTCTTTAGGGTTGACATATCGGATGAGAACTGGCACAAGCGCGGCGAGCGCTGCTTTGCCTAAATCGGCTGGGTCTGTGTTGCCTGTTGAATACACCGCGATGACCGCTGCGATGACCGAGCGACCGTACGAGGCGAGTAAGGCTTTGTCTTTAGGCTTCAACATCTTTGGCTCCTTCTTTCGGTTTTGACTTTAGCCCGTTTGAGGCCACTAAGCCTGACAACGTGCCGGTCATAAAAACAGTCAAGGTTGATAGCAGGTCTATAAAGGCAGCGTCATTTGGTGATTGATTGCCGATCGGCTGTGTGACAAACATGAGTGACCAGACAAATCCAATGACGGTGATGGCAAACACGCTGGCAAGAATGATGCCGACAACAACGATTAGTCGAGCGTGAAGCTCTTCGGGTTTAAGGCGTGCTCTCATAAATCAAATCCCTTGTGCAAGTGCCAGATGGGTTGCAGATCGGTGGTTCACATTCAGGTTTTTGCCAGTTGGCTGGGTCTTGGCATGGGTAGCGATATGAGCCGTCATAACCGCATCCAGCGCAACCCCACAAGACGACCGCAATAAGTGCGACGTAGCCGATGAGGTAACGCCATCTCATTACGAGAGCAGCGCGGTTACTTCGTCAGCGGTCAAACCAAGTTTGGTCAGGACAGCTTCTTTTGCCGATGCTTTGGCTGCTTCGGCTTTGACCTGTGCTTTGGCTTCTGCAATATCTGCTTTGGTTTGTGCAAGTTCTGTTTCGGTTTGTTCACGCTCGACTGTTTCGCCTGTAAGCGCGTTGATAATCACAATTGTTGCCATGATGTCCCTAACTATTTGCATATCCGTAAACGCGGGCTGTAACTGTAACGTTTGTTCCCAAAATACTGAACCCGTCGGCGCTTGTAGTTGCGTTGTAACGCCCACCGATTGTTTGAATAATTGACGAGTCGGTTCTTTGAAAATTGGAAGTTATTGCTGTGTTAGTTGCGGCGAACGGGTTTCCTAAAGTAATTACTGGTTGGGAATATCCTGTTCCGTTGGCGATAGTCCAAGAAGTTAGTGAGTTTTGGTTAATTAGCGTTTGTGCGCCGCCAGTAATATAAAAACCTTGTAGGTCATAGTTGGCCGCTGTTATGTCTGCCGCGCTTGCGCGTAAACGCAAAGTAGGGTTGTTGCCAGCCGTGTGCGTAAGCATTATCAAATAATTCGCGTAAGTTGCGCTGAAGCAATTATCAAAACTTAAAGCTGATCCTAAAGTCATTGACCCTGAAGTTATAAACACAAGTCCAGAAGCGCCGACTGCCTGCCACGCCGCGCCGTCGTAATACTGTGTCGTATTGGTCGCTTCGATATAGGCAAACTGACCTTCGGCAAGTACCTTTTCGCCTGCGCCACCAAACGCGGCGTCACGAGTAGTCGTGGTAGCAAACACGGGAATACCCGTGTTTATTTCGGTCTGTTGCGCGGCGGTCAATACCTGGCCTGTGGTAAATGCTGGTACAGCGGTTTGTGCGTTGGCTCCCATAAGTGCTCCTATCCTAAAACATTTTCGGCGTCAAGTACGCCATAGATCAAATCATCCAAAATCAACTCAAACACGATTGTGGTTGGCGCGGTGCTGTAAAGGACGCTGTGGCCTGTGCTGAAATCCAGACGATGCTCGATGCCCTCAACTGACAGCTCTTGAGCCAACTGGGTTGTTCCTGTACCGCTAGCAAACGATTTTTCTACGCTGATAGTGTCGCCAATGTCCACGGTTGCCAAAGTGTCTTTTTGGGCTGTGGTCAGCATCAGGAACTTGGTTGCGACGGACGTGTAGCGCGGTTCGGGCTCTGGGTTAAGCAGGTAGGACGCTGCGGTGTCAATTTCTCCCTGCACGTGTAGCAGGCTGTTTGTAATGCTTGATGTCTGAATGAAATATGTAGCAATAGAACCTGCATCAATTGCGGTAGCGGTTTTGCCGTCTAAGGCTGTAAGCACCGATCTGTTGATTACCGAATCAGCTTCAAAACTAATGCCTACGCCATCAAACTTGTACCCTGTGCCGTCATCATGAAAATCGGCTACAGGCGCGCTAAGCGTGTTGCCAATACGGTTTTGAAATGTAAGCACTCCAGCGCGTGACATAAACAAACGGCCAAACTCCGCGGTCTCGTTAATTTGCGTTAAGTATTGCAAGACGTTTGTTCCTGCCGGCACGGTGTAGGCGCTGTCGTGGCCTAGGTTGACGGTGCCTGTGGCGATGCTTCGAGCGCCTGCTGGGAAGTCAACCTCTGGTAGGTCTAGGACTGTTTCTATGCGTTCGCCTGATGTTTCTGGGGTGACGTTTAGTTGATCTAGGAATGTTTGTGCGAGCAGGTAAAACTGGTCAGCGCAATACACGGTCACGGTGTCTAAACCGCCGAGCGCAAAGTTGTAGTCGTAGTTGACGACATAACCGCTGAACAATGACTCTGGCACATTGGTTGAGCTGTAACGAATTAGTCGGACTTCGCGCAATGGGGCAAGCCCTGGCTTTGCTTGTGGTGTGTCGTAGTACGGACTGTTCTGGTCAAACGGGTTAAAAATGCCGTCCACGTCCTGAATGGTAAATGTCATTGTGCCAGCGCTGAACTGATCGCCCACGTCACGGCGACCGCGCCGCACGTTAATGCTGACAGTTGAGTCCATCACATCGGCGAACTCGGTTGTTCCGTCCAGTACATACTCGGTGTTATCTAATACGCCGCGCAATGAGTCATCAAGAGTAAATGCGTCAACTAGAAATCCTGTGGCGATCTGCAGGTCATAGTTGCCTGAATCAACAACGGATACGCCTGGCATTACGCCACCTGTAACTGCAACGGCCCAGCGCTACGCGAGTAGGCGCGCAAAGCGTTAACAACCGACTCACCAATCTCTGCACTTGTCGCAAGACCGCCTGTGACGTTAATAGTGATACCGCCACCCATGTTCCCTAATCGGTCTAATGGGATTACTGCCTCTGATTGGCCGCCTTCGCCGATCATTGCCAATGTTGGGCGCGTCACAATGCCACCATCAGCTAATCGAGGAATGTTCATGCGACCAGGCGCAGGCGTTGTAGGTGTACCACCCAATTGCGGTACAGGCATTGTTGGTGCTTTTGGCAAATCAGGCAACAAAGGAATTGAGTTGTACGCGCTAATAATCATGTTGACCGCGCCGACCGCTGCGTTAACCATGCCAGCAAAGAACCCGATCACGGTGTTGACAATTGTGTTGATGCCGTTGCGGAACCACTCAAACTTGTTGTACGCAGTCACAAGCGCCACGACAAGCAATGCGATGCCGGCAGCGATTAGGGCAAACGGGTTGAGTGCCATAGCAATGTTGGTAACCACGATTGCGGCGGCTACTGCTGCGATTGCACCAGCAATGGCCAAGAACGCTTCTGGGTTATCTTGAGCCCACATAGCAAACTTATTAAGTATCGGAAGCACAGCCTCAACTACTGGTAACAGCGCTGCACCGATTGACTCTTTGGTTTCGCCGATGGAGTTAGACAAAATCTTCATTTTTCCTGCAGCGGTCTCCGCGCTTGCAGCGGTAGCACCGCCAAACGTACCGCCAAGAACGTCCATGATTTCGTTAAGGCTGGCGCCCTCTTTAATCATTGTTGCCATTTCTGGGCTCAACGATCGGAGCGCTTTAAAATTGCCTTGGTATGCCTTGGCGAGCGCGTCCGCAACGGTGGCGCTACTTGTGCCTGTGGCTGTACTTATGTCCATGACAAGGTTCATGTCGCGCATGGCCATGTCCACATCTTTTGTACCGCGCACAAGCGCTTCTAATGCAAGGCGATACTCGGTGTCAGCAACACCAGACGCTCGACTCATTGCGCTGATCTGCTTTTCTACTTGTGCGGTTTGTGCAGCTCCCGCGCCAGTCACATTTTGCAAAGTAAGCGCTAACGCCGCCTGCTCCTGCTGATCTTCCATTGCGGCCTTGGTCGCATCACCGAGAGCAATAGCCAAACCGCCAAGCGCTGCAGCTGCCGGCACCGCAGCCTTCTTAATAGCAAATTGGGCTTTCTCGGATGTCGTTTCTAGTTGCTTGAACTGGGCAATAGCCTTCTTAATCCCTTTGCCGTCAAACTCGCTGATGATCGGGATATTGATTGCCATTAGGTTGTCTCTCTGTTTGCTTCATCCATAACACGCCGCACCAACTGTTCCATTTCCCTTTGTACGTCGTCACGGCGTTGTTCGTACGCTTTCCACATTACTCGCGAGCGAGGGCCATAACGTGCTGTTAGCGCTTTGCCTAGCGCGCCAGCCATGGTGGTGTCGTACAAGGTGCCAGTCGCGCCTTGCCATTGAATCATAAATGTGCCAACGTTTACCTTGTCGCCAGCGCTCGTTTCTTTGATGTTTCGCGTGTTGATTTTGGCAATGATTTTTTGGTTATATCCATCCGACCAGGGCAATACTTGGAACCCTGAACGATATTTGTACGCTCGAGCCATACCAGACAACGGCGCTTTAGACGGCACTAGGTTTTTCGCGTCGTCAATAACAGGCTGAACAATCTTTTTGTAATCCTTGGTAATTTCACGGCGCAAAGATTTGTCAATCTTGTTGAGCGTTTTTAAGGCTTCTTTAAGACCAACGACTTCAATGTTGCTTGTGACTGTTGACGATCGTTCCGTAAAACTGCGCGCTGGCATATTTACCTTCTTTTTTTGTTTGCCTCGTTAAGCACTTTAATGACCGTTGCTACATCTCGAGCGTCAAACACAATGTCGCTAGGCCACCAACCGACCGCGACCAATATCTCTGCTAGTTGGCGGCGGTAGGTGCCGCGTCCGTAGGGTTTGGGTCAGTCTCGTCCAGTACCGGCAGAATGTCGATGTCAGGGTTTTTGCTAAGCCATTCACGCCAGTTGTCGCCAACTTGTTCGCCTTTAATCTTCAAGATCGTGTGCATCCAGCAGGCGTAATCAGAGTACAACGGGTTTGCGGAGAGCTGTTGAATGTTGCGACGCTCAAGGCGTTCCCATTCAGTAACTACAAACAGGTTTGTGTAGTAGTACTCGGGCGCGCTGTCGGGCGTGCGCTTTAACTGCAACTTAATTTTCATGTTGTCTCCTATGTCGGCTTGGAGCCGTTGATTATCAGGTTACGTCAATTGTGTACGAGCCGCCCTCTAGTTCAATCTCGTAAACTGAAAGCTCTCCAAGGGAGGCGTTGATCACAGGTAGCGAACTCATGAAGGTCTCGGTTAGTTCAAACCCTGGATTCGTTGCCGAGTTAGCACCAGACGCTGGAGTCACTTTGATGTAACACTTTGTGCCGAGAAGCGCTGACAAAACCGAGTAAGACTCACTTGTCGCATAGCTCGCATAAATGCTTAACGTACAGGTATTTGAAAAGAGGCCCCCCGTCATGGTGCGGGAATTTTGGCCGAACGCCGTGTCTTCAAGGGCTTCCTTGGTTACAACGAGGCTGCAAGCAGAAACCATATCGGGGATGTCGGTCGTTGACGCGCTAGGGGCGCCGACCAATACGACTGGGTTCGAGAGGGAAGTTGATGTTGGC